CCGTATGATGCACCAAATGAAGGAGTTGCAGGAGCAGCAGTAGATAAACCGTTAAGACCTGCAAGCATACCATCAATGGCGAAGCTAAGGTCACGGTTACAGAATACTACGTTCTCTTCAATGGCTCCTTGTCTGTCAAGACGCTGTACGATTGTGTCCCAATCAGCAAGAGTTGTAGGAAGGCCTGCGCCCCATACGTTACCGCGATTGTTTACAGCAAAAAATATTCCTTCAGAACCATCTACTTGAGCAGTTACTAATGCACCAGAACCAGCCTCAGCAGGAACAGCTTCAATCATAGCAGTCTCCATGTAGTCCTCAAAACGAAGACGAGTCTCATGCTCGGACTTTAGATACCAAAGGTACCCAGTCGCACCATTCTCAGTTGTTACTTCAACCCAACCAATTTGAGCCATATCAGAACCACTGATATTGTATCTGTCTTTTAGGATGATTGGCTTGTTGGTGAAGAATACATCTTCAGCTTCAAGCGATCCAACCATACCGGTTGTGCCTTTTCTAAACTCAGAACCGTAAATAAAGATAGTACAAACGTTTGTATTTACAATATTTACAGTAGCCTCATAGAAAGCAACAGTTATTACAAGACCGGCAGCAGCAGTAACAATAGCTTTGTTACTTACACCTGTTGCATTAACTTGGATGAATACAGTTTGACCGATACGGATAGCAGCTGTGGCTGCACCTGCATCAGCAATTGTAAATGTTCCGACACCGCCAGCAACAGCAGAAGCTGTACATTGTGTGTATTTAATGTGAAGACGACCTTGCTCAGCCCATTTGATTTGGTCAGAGTTCGAAGGCATCTCAGCACCTACAAGGCGAAGGAACGACGCAATGGTACGATTACCGTAACGCTCAAATTCTTTCTCATAAGTATCAGGAAGATACTGGTTTAAGAAGTTGAAGTTGGTAATGTAGTTTGTTGAAAGAGCCACTCTCTCTGCTGCCGGTTGCAGCGCGAATGTTGGATTATTTAATAATGGCATTTTTTTAAGAATTTAATGTTTTACAATCTTTTTGCACTTCGGATTTTTAAACTTTTTCCAGAATCAGGATTAATCTCTTTAACCTGAAATCCATCACTACCCCTAGTTGACTCATTTGCCTTACGCTCGGACATATTGATATTCTTAGTCTTACGCATAAAGTCATCTGCTGCATCAGCTGCGCCTTGCTCATAAAAGTGCTTGGCGAAGCGCTCAGGGTTCATTGCAACCGCTAACGCTTTATGGTACCCTGCTGCGTCTTTTATCATCCCTGTTTCGTCGAGAAACTTCCCGATAAAGCTTGAGGGATTAGAGTGCAACCTCTTCAACTCAGCAGCATCACCAGGATTGAAAAGAAGCTTTTTGTTATTGACATTGAACTCAAAACCTTTGAATCCTGAGTCAAAAACTTCATTAGTCTTATTCTCAAACCATTGACGTTTGCGATTATTTTCCTCTTCGTAAGTTTTAGCATTTCTGATATACTCACGATATGCATCGAACTCCTCCTTCTCTTCATTAGAAATACCTGCCGTACTCGACTCAAGGGGCATTTTATATTTCTCCTTCTGTGTATTAAAGAATTTCTTTGCGTCATTTACAGCTTTCTTCCTGGAAACTTTAGCCTTTTTAATATAGCTTTCATCGTCAAGGTCTTCATCGTATCTGTACTCATCCATCATCATCTCAACGTCATCTTCGTCAAGACCTTCTTGAGTTGATAACAGATACTCTTTTAAAAGCTGTTCTTCCGGCACGGACTCAAAGTCCTTATTCAACTTGAGAAAATCCTCAAAGCCCCTGCCTGTTTCTTTTCTATATTTCATATAAGCAGCCACATCCTCCGGCATATCATCTGTGCTTTTTCGCTCAGACATAAGTTCATCGAATGAGTTGATCTGCTTGTTGTATCTTTTCCCGATATATGAAAGAACGTCTTCTTCTTTTAAGTCAATCTCTTGCTGTGGCATAGAGAAGCTTTCCTGCGGCACTTCTTGTGATAATGCCTGCTCATGCTTCTCTAAAAGCTCTTTTTCTACCTCTTGAACACTTTTTTGTTCACCGGTTTCGACTAATTTTACTGATTTAAATTCCATTTGAGTAAATTTATTTGTTGCAAAAATATAAAATAAAAATTAGATTCACGCTATCTTGGGTTAAATTCTGCTAAATCAAAACCATCTAAGCTATCTTCGTTGGACTCAAAGTTCATCGGAGGTAGATTGTTCTTCCTTTGGTTTATTAGTTTTGACTGCTGAGTATTCTGAATGCTAATGCGTTTGTTCTTTTCTTCCTCTTTGTTTTTCTCGCGCTGAGCAAGTGTACCGTATTGCATCTCGTGTAGCTTCACGCTATACTGGAACTCCTCTGCCATCAGTTTTGACTTGATGCCTGCTTCAAATTCCATTTTCTTCATTTCTAGTTCAATCTCAGTCTGTATCACTTGAGCTTTAGCTTGTGCTTCGAGTTGTATCTTTTGCATTGCTGCCTGAGCTGCCATCTGTTGGGATTGTATTTGCTGTTGGGATTGCATTGCTTGCTTTTGCATCATCATCTGCTCCATTTTTTCCGCAGTCTTAATGCGTTTGACTTTGAGCAATTGATTTGCAAGTTTTAAGTTTTTAAGCTCTCTAATATCAATAGCATCCTCAAGGTTAATGTCACCTTTTGATAATGCCATATTGATGTTGGCTTCGAGCTGCGCTCTTTGCTCTTCATCAGGTGCAATCTCAATAGAAATCCCAAAATCATATAGGTAAAGGTCTTTAATCTCGTTAAGTATTGACACATTATACCTACCAATTCTTGTGGCAAAATCCTCTTTGAAGTCAGCGTACTCTAATATGTCAGCCACACGATAAGTAATGGCTTCTGCTAAAGTACGGTAGATATATAGCCCACTCTCCAGGATATGCCTTGTTGCTGTGTTTGAGTTGAGTGCCGCAAGCTTCTGTAAACCAACCAATGAGTTCGGGTCTGGTGTTGAGCCATCCCTTGCCTCATTAAGCCCTGTTACAGTGCGTATCATGTCCATATAGTGCTGGTAGTTAGCCAACAGCATCTGCGTCTTTCCTGCTCCTGAGTTTGACGTGAGTTGTGTAATTGGCACCCTCGCATTATTGAAGTCACCATCTTGGGTAAAGCTACGCCCGATAACACTACCTGTTTGGAAGTATAGTCTTAATGCATCCTCAGGATTATAGGCATTGCCGGTCCCAAGGTCAACCTCATTAAGGCCGTCAGCGTCAATGAATACACCATCCGGCACAATGCGGTTGATAACCTGCTGTAGTTTTAGGTGAGTAATTTGGATGAGGTCAGCAAATGGTATCATCCTTCTAACCAATGACTCAATAACACCCTTGTACATCCTTGGAGCGCAAGCCACATACATTGGCATTGCGTGTTGTGATGATGACTTAGGCCTAACCATATTCTCGGCCATCTCCCACTTGAGCAGGTAGTTAGTACCCATTACCATGATTCCCTCATACCACACGTCAACAGTCTTATCAACTTTCTCAAAGTTGCCCTCCTCCATCATTTCCTGCGGTGGATTGAACTCATCGTCCTTTGGTATCATCTTGAAACCACCTTGCTCTAATGTTTTCTTTTTATAGACAATTCTCTTGGTTGTCTTATAATTAAAATAGAGCAGAGTGCAAGTATCTCTAAAAAATAAACTATTCTCATAATATCTTGCTACGTTATAATAGTCATACCATGACTGGCTATACGCTGATATTTGCTCTAAGTCGTCTTTGGTAAGCTTTGGATTTATTTTGTACAGCTCAGTAAGAGGTAAAGTTTTAATCTCACCCCAATAAAATACATCTTTAAAGAATGGGTCCTCAGTATAATTATGGACTACATTAGCTGGGTCAACGTATGACACTCTAACCCCTTCTCCTAGTAAGAACTCATGTTTTGCTACGGCCATGCCTAAAACGGTCATGTCATAGTCAAGACGTTTTCTGATGTCATCGTAATGGTTCTCGTCAAATATTGTGCTGATTGCTACCTCCTCTGCTATCTCAATTGCAGGCTTGTAGTTAATCTGCATATATAATGATAGTTCTTCGTCATTCTCAGGGAGCTTCTGTGGGTCCATCATAAATGGATCAACACCGGTAAACTGTTGGATTTTTGCAAAGATTTCTTTTCCTGCCATTTGCGTCTCAATCATGTCTTGGTACTTATTGCGCTTGGCAAGCGACATTGCGTCCTGCGCATAAGCCTTTGGCTTGAAGAGTCTGTCTGACATACCGTTCACAACAATGTCAACGAACTTCGGGATAACAGGGACCGGAGTCCAATCGATATTCAGGTACGACAAGTCTCCATCAATAGCAAGTTCATTTTTGTACTTTGCTACTGACTGCTCTCCTCTTGCATAAAGTTTTAGCCTATGGAAGTCTCTCCATCGACTGTAGTATCTGCAAGATGTTCCGTCTTTTCTAAACCATTCATACTGTATTGCTTGACCTACTTGCAAACCATAGCCTTCAGATGCTTTCTCTTTATCTGTTGCCCATTGGTTAGGGAAGCTTGAGTATTGAACATCAATTATTATATCTTTCATTTCATTAGTTGACTTGTTAATCCATCATTTGAATATTTAGCAAAGTTAATAATAATTTTTGTTTTTTCTTTCTCAGGAATATAAAGGTGTTTTTGATTCGCCATTATTGCAAGACCTGAGCTTATTGTTGCATCAAATCTTGTCCTGTCATTTATATCAAACTTTGCCCAATCCTCAAGTGTTCTTATAAAAGGCATAGAGCCAATTACATCAGAGTCTCTATATGTCCCTGTGTGATCAAATCCGATATACTTCTCTATATATGACTCAATCGCTGCTGCGTGAGACTGCTTAACGTCCTCTGATGAGTTGGGGATGCCCCCAAGTTCACGCTCGGTTTTTGTAAGCTTATTAAAGTTTTTATCTGGTCTGTTCATACAGAATCCTCTATATCCTCTATTTTTAAAATGGTATAATAACCTTGGTTTATTGTTTTCTATCAGTACCGGCATTCCGTAATAAATACAGGCCATTAGTACCTCTTCAAAAAATATCTCTGCTGTTTGTGGTCTTGCTACATATTCCAGGAAAAATTCATTTGTCGGTGCATCATCCATATGAAACTTCGTCATTCCGTGTAGTGATCCGCAGGACCCTCTTCCTCCAACTACTGCTGATATGTCGTATGGGTCACACCCAAATGACCCTAAGTGTTCATTCCCTGGGTACTTGATTCCATTCTTGACATACACATTGTTTGTGTAATGCGCAGGTGGGAACCAGCTCAATAAAAATCTTCCACTTTTATTTGGACTCCATACAACCTTTGTGTCTTTGATTCCGTCTTTCCAAGAGAATGACCCACGAGTAACATATTGCCCCATGACTAAGGAGTCGTTAAAGTCAATCTGTTGGTATATCTTTGTCAGATTAAATAGCGCCTGCTTGCTTTCATCTCTAAATGCGTGTGACTCTGTTCGAGGGAACTGTCGGTAGAATTCATTAAGTGCATCTGAATCATTTTTAAGCGATTCGACCTCATTCTCCCAATAGTCAATAGCACCGTTTGATATCTTGCCTCCATCTACCCCTACAATTGCCTTCTCGGGCTTTTTAAACACCGGCATCCCATATCTATCGATAAAGCCTTCCATGTTCCACTCCATAGGGATAAACAAGGCATACAGCCCACTCTTTGTTTGTCCGTTGGCGTTCCTTACTGTTACGTCAGAGTCATAGTACAATGACTTGAAATTCTCACCACCTTTATTGAGTGCATTTGAGGTTGATCCCATCATGCACTTGCCTATGATTTTACTACCTAAGCGCAAACAAGTTTTTGTTACGCGCCAGTTGTTTAGGATGTTATTTGGCTTTACCCATTTACCTGACTCGTCATGAGCCAAGAATAATAGCTTCTCACCGTCATAGGAGTTCTCCTCAGTATTCTTCCAGTCTATAGTGGTATCGAGACCTAAGATGTCATTATCGCCTATCTCATGCATATTCTTCTTTGTTATCTTGGATGCTGGTACGCGGAACGCCAACTCTGTCTTTGGCTTGTCCATACCATCCATGATAGGCTTGAAGAAGAACGGAAGTTTATTATTGATTGGCACCACCTTATCTGTAAACATCTTCTTAGCATCGGCACCGGTCTTTGACAAGATACCAAGTCTTGCATCTCTTGCGAGTGTGCCTAGATTGACACATTCTGCTGATGTCATAAATGAGAACCCTGAGCGTCTTATCTTGAGATATATCATCCCAAATGACCTTTGGTCTGCTTTACAAGCCTCCCAAAAAAGGAATAGTATTCTGTTTGCTTCACGGAAGTCTGGGTATCCTACGTCAATGCTTGACCATTGTAGGTACATATAATGAGATCCTGTTATATAACAAGGCTTCCCATTATTGTAGAACCAAAAACCTTGTTCTCTATAGTCAAATTCTTTCTCTATGTAGTCAACCCACTTG